GATTGGCAGTATCTACAAAATCAACTGAGGAAGCACAAAAGTTATTAACCCTTGCTTTAGATATTAGCAAAGCATCAGGTAAAGATTTAGAAACTGTTACAAATGCTTTAGGTAGAGCACAAGATGGAAATGTTACTTCACTTGGTCGATTAGGTCTTGGCTTATCAAAGGCTGAATTATCGACTTTAACATTTACTGAGGTTCAACAGAAACTTGCTGATCTTTATGGTGGCGCAGCAGCTACAAATGCTGAAACCTTTCAAGGAAAGATCGATCGCCTAAAAGTAGGATTTGATGAAGCTAAAGAATCACTTGGCACAGCATTACTTCCAACAGTTGAGCAGTTTATTACATTCTTAAATGAAACCGGCATCCCAAGCCTAAATGCTTTTATTGCAGGACTAACTGGAGCAGGTGGATTAAATCAAGGATTTACCGAAACTCAAAGAAATGCAGAATCTTTTGGTAGAGCAATTGGTGTTGTGGCTGGAATTATTTCAGGATTTATTACATTCTTGCGTGAGGCAATTGGCTTAGTCGTATCTTTAGCCAATGAATTGATTAGAGTTGTAAATATCATTCCGGGAGTTAATTTGGGTGCATTACCTAATCCAGCTCCTTCAGCAGGTAAATCATCATTACCTAAAGTTCCTAGTTCAACTGGCAACTTTGGTGGTGGTGGTATGGGTCAAATTAACAATATAACAATCAATGCCATAGATGGCGAAGGTGCTGCCAGAGCTGTTGCCAAGACCTTAAACGCTCAATCTGCTAGAAGTGTTAGCGCATTAAGAGATAGAGTAAATTAGCAATGACAGTCTTTACTCCAGACTGGAAGTTAACTGTCGGTGGGGTTGATTATACTGACATAGCCATTTCAGATGTTCAACACCAATCAGGTAGAACAGATATTTACCAACAGGCACTTCCTTCATATATGCAGATTTCTTTGGTTGCATTAAATAATCAAACCTTACCTTTTGACATAAATGACTCATTTGATTTACAAATAAAAGATTCAACTGGATCTTATGTAAGTTTATTTGGTGGCGACATAACAGATGTAACTGTTGAGGTAGGTGCTACTGGATCTAAGGCCACAGTTGTTGAATATACCCTTATTGCGATGGGTTCACTTGCTAAATTAACCAAAGAAATTTGGGATGACAACATTCCACAGGATGAGGATGGCAACCAAATCTATGACATTCTTTCTAGCGTATTACTTGGAACTTGGAATGATGTGCCAGCAGCTTCAACATGGGCAACTTACAATGCAACCGAAACTTGGGCAAATGCAGTCAATCTAGGACTTGGCGAAATAGATCAGCCGGGTCTTTACACCATGAGTTCTCAATCAAATGTTACTGACACGATCTACAATGTTATTTCAGATATTGCCAATTCAGCGTTTGGTGTAATTGGTGAAGATAATAGCGGAAACATATTTTATGCAGATGCAGACCACAGACAGAATTATCTTTTAGTAAATGGTTATGTTGAACTAGATGCTGACCATGCGTTAGGCGCTGGCCTATCTACGATTATGAGATCAGCAGATGTTCGAAATGATATTTATATTAATTATGGCAACAATTACAATTCACAGGTTGATGCCACAGATGCAGCTTCAATTGCCTTATATGGCTACAAAGCTGAAACGATCAACTCTAGGGTTCATGGGGCGACCGATGCTCAAGATATTGCCGATCGATACATAGCCCAAAGAGCTTACCCAATACCAGCATTCCAATCGATCACCTTCCCAATAACTAACCCTGAAATAGATAACGCAGATCGTGATGATCTACTAGCTGTATTCATGGGAATGCCAGTAGATATTCAAAACCTGCCTAGTCAAATCTCAGGTGGGGCTTTTCAAGGTTATGTTGAGGGCTGGTCATGGAGCACCCGCTTTAACGAATTGTTTCTCACAATCAATGTTTCTCCAGTTGCATTTAGCCAAGTGGCGATGCGTTGGAATACCACGCCAATAACAGAGGCTTGGAACACAATAGACCCAAGTTTGACTTGGGAGTACGCTACAATAGTCGCATAGGAAAAGGATAAAATGGCAACCACTACTAATTACAGTTGGACGACACCGGACGACACCGATCTGGTCAAAGATGGTGCAGCTGCTATTCGCACACTTGGTTCATCTGTTGATACAACAACTAAAGCATTAAACCCATCAACAACTCTTGGCGATATTGAATATCGTTCATCAACTGCTAACACAAATACAAGACTTGGAATTGGAACAACTGGTCAGATATTAACTGTTTCTGGTGGCGTTCCTGCTTGGGGAGCTGCTCCTGCTTCTGGTAGAACTCTTTTATCTACAACAACTTTATCAGGTGCAACAACAACTGTTTCAGGCATTTCTCAAGATTATGAAGAACTTTACATAGAAATCGCTAATGTTGATCCAGCATCTAATTCTAGTTTAAGAATTGCCCCAAATAGTGTAACTGATAAAGGTTATACAGTATCAATGTCTGGCGGCGGTGTAGTAACGCATGAAAGCGGATATTGGAAAATAACCGAAGTTTGGACTATGACTGCAGGAAATACTAATAATATTGTAACAATGTATATCCAAAATTATACATCTTCAACTGAGTTCAAAACAGCAGAAAGTAATTGTTTATTTCAAGCACTAAATCAGACAGGTTTAAGAATAATTTATTCTGCTCATGGATTTGAAAGCACCACCGCAATTACATCTTTACAATTTTCACAATCAACAGGCAATCAAAATGGTGGCACAGTCAGAATATATGGGGTGAAGTAACATGGCAAAACCAATGATAAGAATACATGATATTGCAACAAATGAAATAATTGATCGAGAAATGACTGCTGCCGAATTTAAGATTTATGAAGCAGATCAAAAAGCGCAAGCAGCGGTTGAAGCAGAAATTGTAGCAAAGGCAGCCGAGAAACAAGCCATTCTTGATCGTCTTGGCATTACTGCTGATGAAGCAAAATTGCTACTTGGCTAATGAAGCCTTGGTTATCTAAAGCTGCTGAAACATTCAGAGATCAAGTCAATGAGTGTTATCCAGACAGGGATCGTAAAAGTGAAGGAGGGCTTGACATTTCTGCTCGGTTATCTGACGACAAAAGGCTTTCAGCATACTTGGCAGATCAAATTAGATTATATGGGAAATCTCAAGGCCGTATCAGTTATGTAATTCATTTAGGCAAAATTGCAAGTCCGGTGCTTAATTGGCGCTGGCGTAAATATAAGGGCTATTCGCCACACGATCACCACATACATATTAGCTTCAAAAAAGATCAAGACAATAACAAAGCAGAGTTCGACATCCCACTACTGAAAGGCAATTAATGAAACTATCTAAAAAACACAAAGCAGCAATTAAGTCATATTTGAGAGCTGTCGCAGCTAGTGGAATAACAGTTGCTTTAGCAATAGTGGCTGACATTCATCCAGCTTATGCAACTTTGCTTGGTGCAGTAGTTGCGCCAGTAGCGAAAGCTTTAGATCCAAAGTCCGGGAGTGAAGTAGATTATGGCCTTAGTGAAAAATGAGTCCAAACGAATTAGTCGCATTTGGCGTTGGCGTTTGCAGTATCGCGACCGCTTTATTGCTGGCTCTACGATGGGTTATTAAAAGTTTCTTAAGCGAACTTCGTCCGAATTCTGGCAGCTCGATTAAAGATGCTATTAACCGAATAGACGAAAGAAGTTCACGACTAGAAACGCGTGTTGATGAACTATTTTCATTGATGAATAGGCGATAATTTTTGTTATGGCGAACACACGAAAACGCACACCACGCAAAAAGGTTAATCGGAGAGTAGTTCGCCAAACTCCTGAACCCTTATCAAAACTAGATCAATTCTATATTGCAAAGCATGAAATGTTTAGAGCTGCACGCAAGGCTGGATTTAATGAATCCTGTGCGCTTTACCTAATGGATAATCCTGAATCAATGCCTGACTGGATCGTAGGCGATAAAGGAATCATCCCAACTATCCCAACTCCAGATGAGGATGACGATTAAGCGCATAGCGTTTGTATCAGATCTCCAAGTGCCCTTTTTCGATGAGAAGGCAACCAAGTCAGTCGGCCGTTTCTTGGCCAAATGGAAACCCCATCGCACTATTTGTATTGGCGATGAAATTGATTTACCACAACTTGGCGGTTTCAACGCAGGAACTATTGATGAAATGGTTGGC